CGCAATATAAAGTTCTGGGTCTTGATGATGATGGGATATACAGGCCTGTATTCGGCCCTGATCCTGATCTGTCGGATTCTGAACGAAAATGTGCGGAAATGAATGGCGATAGAGCTAGAAATGATGATGGTCATTATATAGCAGATGATCCGTCTACTGATGATGTTAATGAAGCTTATGTAGGGGGAAAGACCCCAAAGAAAGCCAAAAAAGCATCAGTTAAGAAAAAAGCTCCAGCCAAGAAAAAAGTTCGGGTTAAGAAAAAGACTCGATCTAAGAAAAAGGTAGCAAAAAAGGCAGCTTCCAAGAAAAGGACTGCAAAGAAGTCTTCTAAGAAGACTGCCAAGAAGGCCGCTAGAAAAAGATAAACCTTTTGCCCCTAATGCCCCGTGAAAGCGGGGCGTTACGGGTATTTTTTTGGAGAAATGAAATGCCGGTAAAAGATTCAGGAATGTGGAGAAATAAATCACGAATGAGAAAAGGATATCGCAAGGGCGGTAAGCTTTACATGCGTGGTGGCGGAACCGAAGTGGGTAAAGAGGCCAAGTCATACAAAGAGTATGTCAAAAAAATGTATGGCGGAGGGATGACCTCGGAGCCAGCAATGAAAAAGCAAAAAGGCTAGATCATGCCCCTGAGAAAGGGTCGCTCTAAAAAAGTTATTAGCAAGAATATTTCTAAGCTGATGAAAGAGGGCAGACCAAAAAAGCAGGCAGTAGCTATTGCTTTGAGCAAATCAAAGAAAAAAAGAAATGTCTAGAGCATCTAAGGACTCAAGGCTTAAAAGGGCCGGAGTGTCTGGATACAATAAGCCGAAGAGAACTCCTAATCACCCTAAAAAGTCTCACATCGTTGTCGCAAAAGAAGGCGATAAAGTTAAGACCATTAGATTTGGGCAGCAGGGAGTAAAAACCGCTGGAAAACCAAAAAAGGGTGAGTCTAGTAAGCAGAAAGCCAGAAGGAAGTCTTTTAAAGCAAGGCATGGAAAAAACATTAAGAAAGGCAAGATGTCGGCAGCTTATTGGTCAAACCGCGTCAAGTGGTGAGGTAAATTATGGCTACTAGCGGAACAACAACATTTACTCTTGATATAGGCGATATTCTTGAAGAAGCCTATGATCTTTGTGGTATGGAAATGCGCTCTGGCTATGATTTTAGAAGCGCAAAAAGGGCTTTAAATTTAGTTTTCCTTGAATGGCAGAATAAAGGATTAAATCTATGGGGAATTGAGCAAAACACACAGACCCTCACGGCAGGGACAAGCAGTTATGCTTTGCCTAGTGCTGCGCTAGATGTTATTGATGCTTTTATCAGAACGGATTCTGGAGATACTGATAAGCAGTTCGATCAAAGATTGAATAGAGTTTCAAGAACTCAATATAACCATCAGGCAACAAAGTTAAACCAATCCAAGCCTACACAATTTTATATTGATAAGAATGTTGGAACATCCAACATTATATTGTGGTCAACTCCAGATAGCGCACAGACTTATACATTGGTTTATGACTATGTAGCTCGAATAGAAGATGCTGGAAGTCCGGCAAGCAATAATGCAGATGTTCCTGCAAGATACCTGCCCTGTTTAACTTATGCTTTGGCTTGCAATATAGCAACCAAACATAATGAGGCGGTACAAAAAGTACCCTTATTAAAGCAAAGATATGATGAGCTTTGGAATGATGTCAGTGATGCTGACAGGGAAAGGGCAACGATAAGGTTTGTTCCTGATCTTGTTCAGGGCCGTTATTAGAATGAGTTACGCTAGGGCAACTAAAGCATTAGGTGAATGCGATAGATGCGGGTTTACTTACAAGCTGAAAGAGCTTCGGTATGAAATTGAAAACAGCATCCGAAATGGTCTTCGTGTATGCAATGAATGCTTTGACCAGGATCAGCCTCAATTAAAAATTGGCGAGGTAAATACATCTGATCCTCAGGCGCTATATGATCCCAGAGTAGATAGGGGGAAAAGCGAATCTACTACATATTATTCATGGGACCCCATCGGTGGAGGAGTGGATGTTTTCGGATCAAGCACTATGGGGCTTAAGATGACAGGCAGTGTAGGAAAACTAACAGTGAGTACAGATTAATGGCCTGGACATATACAACGCTTAAGAATGCGATCAAGGATTATACTCAAAATTCTGAAACGACTTTTGACAGTAATCTCGCAAATATAATCACACAAGCTGAAGTCAGGATAGTTAAGTCTGTCGAGCTTCCTAATTTCAGAAAAAACCAAACGGGTACAGTAACAAGTGGAAATGCGTATTTAGCTTCTCCGACAGATTATTTGTACCCATATTCTCTGGCTGTAATAGACGGAGACAGTAATTATAATTATTTAATCAATAAAGATGTAAATTTCATCAGAGAGTCTTATCCGGCATCAGCAACAACAGGAGTGCCTAAGTATTACTCTCAGTTTGATGATGATTTTTTTCTTCTTGCGCCAACACCAAATTCTGGATATACGGTTGAAATACATTATTTTTATGTTCCGGAATCAATAACGGCAAGTTCTGACGGGACTTCATGGCTAGGCACAAACGCTTCTGAAGCATTGCTGTATGGAAGCCTGATAGAGGCTTATACCTTTATGAAGGGAGAGCCTGATATTCTCTCTAATTACAATGCAAGATTTAAAGAGGCACTACAGAGGCTCACGTTAGAGTCTGATAGTTACAATAGAAAAGATGCTTACAGGAGCGGGCAAAGAAGAATAAATGTCTGATAAAACCCCAGAAAGCCACTTAGAAGGCAAAAGCATTGCAATAGTTGCTATGGGGCAAAGCCAGATAGATTTCCATCTTTCTCAGACTCATAGTGTTGAGTTTTATGAGGTATGGGCAATAAATGCCATGATCGGGGTTCTCCCCCTTATAGACAGGGCATTTGTACTAGACCCGATGAGCAGATTTCTTGACACGGAAGATGCTGGCCCGATGACGAAGATGATGAGAAGGGAGCTTCCAAGAGTAGATTTTCCAATATATTCTTGTGAAACCGATAGTCGAGTACCTTCGGCAGAGGAATTTCCTTTAGAAGAGGTCATTAGATATTCGGGTACTGGATATTTGAATAATACAGTAGCTTATGCAATAGCATATGCTTTATGGAGTAAAGTGGATCAAATATCAATATTTGGTGTTGATTTTACTTATAAAACGAATATGCACTTTGCAGAAGCCGGAAGGGCTTGTGTAGAGTTTTGGATTTCAAAGTGTATTAGTAAGAATATCAATATAGGAATAGCTCCAAGGTCATCTCTTTTAGATACGGACATTGAGATTAAAGATAAGTTATATGGATATCACAGATTAGATAATCCTAAGGTAGCTTATCAGGATAAGGACGGAAATCTTAAGACATGCTATTGGTCTGATCTTGAGAAAGAAGAGCCTGTAAAACCAATAGGGATAATAAATCGAAATGATTTAACTCCGGCAGAGCCAGATAAATACTAATGCAAACAGATAAATTTGAAATATCAATAGGAAACTTAGGGGTACAGACAACTAATAATCGAGGCCATACTGTTGATGAGCTATCAGAAATGGCTACCAATAAGTTAATTTCTATTAGTGAAGATGTTGATCCTATGGTAAAGGCTCAAGCACATGCCTTTAGAGACAGGTGTAAATTAATTATTGCTTTTTATTTAAAAGAAGCCATTAATAATCATATTTGCACTATCTGCAATCAATTAGAGAAGCAGGGTCATTCTGATCTTGCACAGATAATAAGGAGGCTGTAATGGCTACAACCCAGGCTATGTGTACGAGCTTCAAAAAGGAGCTTTTAGAGGGTGTTCATAACTTTAAAAACTCTGGAGGTAATACCTTCAATTTGGCTCTTTATACAAGTTCGGCAACCATGTCTGCCGCAACAACAGCGTATACAACGAATCAGGAAGCAACTGGAACGAACTATAGTGCAAAAGGGGCCAGCCTTACGCGAGTTGATCCCACAACATCCGGTACGACAGCATTTACAGATTTTGCAGACTTAACATTTGGAACAGCTACAGTCACTGCAAGAGCCTGTATGATTTTTAATGACTCTGCTTCCGGTGATCCTTCTGTTGCTGTTTTTGATTTTGGCGCAGACAAAACATCAACCGCAGGCTCGTTTACGATAACTTTTCCCACGGCAGATGCTAGTAACGCAGTAATTCGCATAGCATAAGGCTTACAAGTGGCTACAGGTTGGGGCAGAAATACCTGGGGTTCTGGGCCTTGGGGCGCAACGGCAATAAGCGTAAGCTTAAGTGGAGTTGCAGGCACCTCATCTTTAGGTAATGAAACTGTAACAGGCGATGCTAATATAACAGAAACAGGCATAGCTGCTACTGGCGCAGTAGGAACGCTTCTAGCTGCCGGTTTTGCAATTACGGGAGTTTCTGGAACTGCTTCTACGGTAGGACTCGGTGACGAAACAGTAACCGGTGATGCCAATGTTTATCCAACAACAGTAGTTGGAACTACCTCCTTAGGCAGTGTTAGTACAGTAACAGATAATACTATTTCTGTTACACAAGACGCTTTAACAGGATCAGCAGGCAACCTAACAGTTACTGGGGTATCAAACATATCTCTAACAGGAGTATATGGAACAGGAGCATTACAGAATTTATTAGTTTGGGGTGATGTAGTGCCTGGACAAACAACAACTTATAGCGAAGTATCAACAAGACAAACGCCTAATTATTCAGCGGTATCAACAAGTCAAAATCCTGATTGGGAAGACATTGCTGCATAAGGTATAAATTTGAGGAACGGATATGGCAAGTACATATGTTAATGACCTAAGGTTAAATGAGATGGCTACCGGAGATGGTAGTGGAACCTGGGGCACAACAACGA